AAAGACACCAGCGCAACTAGCTCATGGCTCGGTGAAGTGTTAAGTGAGATTGATAAGAATAAATAACTTTTAACAAAATGAGTAAATATATATTAAAAGTTCAATGTTACAAAAATGAGCAAAATAATATTGCAGAATTGCGCCAGCTGGGCGACTTTACAAAAATAAGTCCAAAACTTTTTTGGTCGAATGATTTTGCAACTTTTGAAAGAAAATATCTTGTAATTTTCGGCATGCGTTTGAGATTACCAATTGCTTTCCAATAATGAATTAAATCTGCAACTGAGGAAATGAAAATGAGAATTGTTTGGCAAGAAATTAGTGATCGAGTTATTACTGATAAGAATATTAAAACAACCGCTGTTGGTAAAGGGTTCGCTGAATACGAAGGAAATTTCAATGATGAAGAGTTGGTGGAATTTCTGAACTTTCTATTAAATAGAAAGTCGGGCAATAATATAAAAATAATATCTGTTCAAATCTTTGGACAATAAATAAATCATGAGAAAATGAAAAATTTAAGCGTTACAAGTTATGTGGTGAATCTTGAAAGCTTGCCTGAGTCTTTTGAAATAATCAGGTTCACAGATGATAAAAGATTTGCAGTGATTGAAGAGCGAGAAGATTTTAAAAGACTTGTTGCTGTTGAGATGTTGCAAGAGATGTTAGCTGCTAATGAATTAACTAAAAATATTAAATAAATAACAAACTGAGGAAATGAAATGAAGACGATTAACACTAACATAGTACATTCTTACAATATCAACGATATAGTTTCTTATAAAGCGCATAAAACTGAAAAAGTCGGTAAAATTAAAAAAACTATTCATCGTTCTATTCTAAATAGTTTAAAAATTCCAGCTTATATAATCGACAATCATGACTTTCCTGTGGAGCAAAGAGATATAATTGGATTGAATAAAGAATTATCTAAAGATGAAGCATAGCGCAGAAGCATTAGATCAATTCAAAAAGAATCTTGCTGATAAAGCTTGGCGCATGTCAAACTTGTACTACTGCAAAGATGAGAATGGAAAAGAGTTTAAGTTCATATGCAATGAAGCACAAAGCGAACTCACTCAAGAAACTCACCCTCTCAACATTGTATTGAAAGCACGCCAGCTAGGGATCACAACTTTTTACTGTATCAATTATCTTGATGATTGTTTATTTAACTCAAATATCACTGCGGTATTGATTGGTGATGACTTGGAAGACGCAAAGAAGTTACTTAGAGACAAGGCAAGGTATGCTTACGACAGATTGCCAGCTGAGATAAGAGAACACCGCAAGCTTATTACTGATTCAACTGAAATCATGCGCTTTAGTAACGGATCAAGCTATTCAGTAACTACAAGTGCAAGATCGGGTACAGTTCAAAGATTGCACATTACAGAGTTCGGGAAGATATGCAGAAAATCACCGGATAAAGCTGAAGAGATTATGTCTGGCTCACTTAACACAGTACACCAAGGTCAACAAATTGTAATTGAATCAACAGCACAAGGAGCAAGCGGACACTTCTTTAATCTTTGCAGTGTTGCTGAAAGAAAGATGAGGATGAGAGAAGAGCTGACGGCTTTGGACTGGAAATTTCACTTTTTTGGCTGGTGGAAAGATAGAAAATATCAGATGAACGCTGATTATAGATTGAACGACAAGCAAAACGACTATTTTTTAGAACTCGAAGACGAAGGTATAAAACTAACAAGACAACAACAGACTTGGTATTGCAAGAAAGAAGAGACTCAAGGCGAATTGATGAAACAAGAGTTCCCAAGCAATTCCAAAGAAGCATTCCAAAAAGCTATTGTTGGGGCTTACTATGCGAAAGAAATAATCAAAGCGGAAAAAGACGAACGAATTGCAAAAGTAGGAATTGATGGATCTCTTCCAGTTCATACTGCTTGGGATATTGGATTGGATGATTTTACTGCAATTTGGTTTTTTCAGAAGAGGGGGTTTGATTATATGTTGATTGATTATTACGAATGGACTGACGAACCGCTTCCTTTTTATTTAAAGATGTTAAAAGAGAAAAATTACAACTACGGCAACCACTTCTTGCCGCATGATATAAATAAGCGGGCTTATCACGATGGACAAAACGGACTAACTACAGCAAAAGAGTTTGGATTTAAATTTACGCGGATCGAAAGAACTAACGACTTAATCGGAGACATTAACAATGTAAGAATGTTCTTCGGGAGATGCTGGTTTGATTCAAAAAGATGTGAATTAGGATTGACAAGACTTAGAGGCTACAAAAAGAAATTTATTGAAAGCATTGGTGCTTTTGGTGATTCTCCGGCTAAGGGAGTTGAAAACCATTGTGCTGATGCGTTTAGAACAATGGTAGCTTCAAAGGGAAGGCTCGAACAAGAATCTCAAAACATGAATGGCTTTGTTGATGACTGGGCTTATGAAGAGTATTTGAACGCAAGCAATAGAAATTCAATAACGGGGTATTAATGAATAAAGAACAAATCATTTTAAAACCAGAAAAGATAAACCAGTTTATTGATAATCTTGGCGATAACATAGCTTTCGAATTATCCCCCGACTTAGTAAAGTTTTTAGATGCGACAAAAAAAGAAGCATATTTATACGGATGGCGCGGGAAGATAAATTATTCTCCTGCCAACATTAAACCAGAAAAAATAATATTTATCGCTTGACATTTATTTTATTATGAATTTATCTAAACAAACCTTGAGTAAATGTATCGGAAAAATAAAACGCAAATAACCTTGCTTACTCAAGACGCTGCTCAATATTTAGATTTTAACACTATCCTAAGCACTGATAATATTGCTGAAATATTGTCTGAAGAGATGCGTACTTCTGTTGCGTCTAAAGTTACCACTCGATACAATACTGATTTGCAATCAAGAAGCGAAAAGCAAAAACAGCTTCAAGAAATAATCAAATATGTTCTTTCTCAATCAGAAAAGCGTTCTTTCCCCTTTGAAGGGGCTTCAAATGTTATCTTCCCGTTAATCTCTACTGCATGCGTTGAATTTGCTGCTAAATGTTATCCTGAAATTTTTAAAGATGGCAATATTGTTAAAGCTAAAGTTATCGGCAATGATGACGGCGAAGTGATGAAAGATATTGAAGGCAATGAGATGCGTAATGATGATGGTTCTATTGCAACACTTGATGAAACAGGTTTACCAGCAATCCAAAATGTAGGTGCTAAACTTAAGCGTGGACAAAGAGTTGCAACTGTTATGAATTATCAGTTAAATGAAGAGATTGAAGGCTTTGAGCAAGACATGGATGCTTTGTTTAACGCTCTTGGTGCTTTAGGCACAATGTTTAAGAAAGATTATTACGATTCTAACGGATACAAAATCTGTTCTGACCTGATTTATCCAGACAAACTTGTTATTAATGATTTTGCTCCTTCTTTCAAAGCTCCTGTAACTCATATTATTGAGAAATACCCGCAAGATGTAGTTTCATCAATTCGTTCTGGTGATTACATTGACTTTGATTTTGATCCTGATGCTCAAGATTCCTCAACTACTGACAACACTTTAGATAAAAATGATTCAAAAAAAACAAGCGATGAATCACAAGCTGGTTTAATTATCTTCTTAGAACAACATACTTGGATTGATTTAGATAATGATGGATATGCAGAGCCTTATATTGCCGTAGTGCATAAAGCTTCAGGAAAGCTTGTTAAGTTAGTCAAAAGATTTCATGAAAAAGATGTTAAGAAAAACAAAAAAGGTGAAATTCAATGCATTGAAGCAATAAATTTCTTTGTAAGATACATCTTCATTCCTTCTCCAGATGGCTCGTTTTATGGTATTGGCTTAGGTCACTTGCTATTTAACATTAACTCATCAATCAATAGCTCAATCAATCAATTAACTGACGCTGGAACTCTTCAAAACACAGGCGGTGGCTTTATATCTAAGTCACTTAATATGTCTGGTGGAATGAAGCCTTTTAGACCTGCAGAGTGGAAAATGGTTGAAAGTTTTGGTGGCAATATTCGTGACGCAATTGTTCCTTTACCTGTACCAGAGCCTTCACAAACTCTTTTTGTTTTGATGCAGTTCTTGGTTAATGCAGGAAAAGAACTTGGAAGTTTAAGAGATGTTCTAACTGGTGAAAATGCAGGAAATATTGCGGCTACTACTTATATGGGAATGGCTGAACAAGGACAGAAGCAATTTAAATCTGTATTTATGAGAATTTATAATTCTCTAAAACAAGAAATTAAGATTTTCTACGAGCTAAATTCTGAATATTTAACTCAAAAGAAATATGCTGAAATTTTAGACATTAAGTTGTTTGAAAGCCCAAGCGTTAAAGAAGATTTTAGTTTGAAAGGCTATGACATTGTACCAGTTGCAAATCCTGAGAATGTTATCTCAATGCAGAAGTTTGCCAAGGCGCAATTCTTAATGGGCTTTATTGGTTCTCCTATGGTCGATCAATTCTTATTGCATAGAACAGTATTTGAAACCGCTGGAATTGAAAACTTTGATAAATTTATTATTCCTCCACAACCGCAACCTGATCCAGTTATGGAAGTTGCAATGGCTCAAGAAGAAACTAAACGCCTTAAAATACAAGGCGATATGCAGAACGAAGCTAATAGATTGCAATTAGATCAAATTAAACTTCAAAAAGAATCAGCTAAATTAGATTCTGAGGTATTAGTAAACTATGCCCAAGCTGGGAAGTTAGTTAAAGATACTGAAATGGCAGAAACTAAAGAGAAGTTGGATGTTTTGGATAATATGATTGATGCAGAATCAAGACAAAACGAAATGGAAGACCGCAAAGAAGATAGAAGATTTAAAGCGGCAGTAGAACTAGCAAAGCTAGAGAATCAGCAAGTTAAAATTCCTACAACAATACAAGAAAACAAAAATGAGGAATGAAACCGCTGCTGATATTTAATATTAATAAATTTTGAGTAAAAACATGAGTCAAATTGAAATGAAAGAGTTAAGGGATTGGTTAAACGATCCAACAGCGTTAAAATTTAAGAAAATTTTATTAAATTCTCGTACTAAGTTGCTAAATGATATGTCTCGCAATTATATGGGGCAGGGCGAAATCTTTAATAAAGATTTAATCCTAAGCTCTCTGGGTGGTTGTGAAGCATTAGAGCAAATATCTCGTTACTTTGGCTTAAAAGACGAAGCAAGTTTAGAGAATTTAATTGAGCTTTTTTTGGGAGGTAAGAATGAGTAATATTAATACTTCTGGTTTTGAAGTCCCTGAATTTAGGATTCTTATTCTTCCTGATGTTGTAGAAGAAAAGACTGTTGGAGGGATTATTATTCCCCAATCAGTTATAGACGATATGGAAGGGTCTAAAACTCTTGCTACTATTGTTGACATTGGTGAGAAAGCTTTTGATCAAGGAACTGATAGAGAATGGAAAAAGAAACCTATGGTAGGTGATAAGATTCTTATTCCTAGTTATGAAGGTTATAGATTAGAAGGAGATCAAACAAAAGATGGCAGGAAATATAGAATTATTCTTGATCGTCATATTCTAGCAATTAAAAAAAATGAGGAAATATGCCAGTAATTGATAATACAGTAGAATTTGAAGAGCCTAAGTTAAAAAAAGAGATTCCTGCAAATCCTATGTTTGAGGACATGGAGGAGGAGGAAACTAACGAGAATGAGAACTCTGATCTTGAGTTTGAGGTAAAATTTAGGTCTGATAAAGAAAAAGACTATTATTCAACCTTGACTGAAGAAGAAAAAGAAGCTTGGTCTGGTGGTTGGCGAGGTAAAATGTTTAGAGGTCTTAATAAAGACGGAACTGCAAAGCCATATAAAACCGCTTCAGAGTTTTTGAACTTTCAAAAAGAACATACTCCTGTTTTGAATGAAAGAAACAGAAAGTTAAATGCTCAAAAAAGCGCTCTTGAACAAGAAATGGCTGAACTTCGCAAACAAATGAATGTTATGCTTAATGTTCAAAAGATTGCTTATGAGGAAAAAACACAAAGCCGAGTGCAATCTTTAGACGAAGCTGAAGAATCCGCTATTTTAGAGGGAGATGTTGCTAAAGTAAGGGATATTCAGAAAAAGCGTGCAGAGCTTGAGAAAAATAAAGTTTTTTTTGAAGAGCCAGAAGTTGAGCAACCAAGAACTCAAATTAGTCCAAATGAAAAAGTGCTTTTTGATAATTGGGCTGCTGATAACACTTGGTTTTATGAAGATAAAACAATGCAAGCAAGAGCGACAACATTTTTTGGTAATTTATCTGAAAGAATACCTCTTGAAGAAAGATTGGAAATGGTTTCTGACGAAATCGAATTGAGATTTGGTAATAGATTAGGCGTTACTAAAGCTCCAAGAGTTGAATCAGGCGCAAGAGGTATGAGTTCGAAAAAACAATACACTTACGGAGATTTACCAAAAGCGACAAGAGACGGTTGTGAACAACTTGCTAAAAAGTTTAGTTTCAATGAAACACAAATTAAACAAATGAAAGATAACGCTGTTAAAACTTATTTTAATTAAATTGAGAAAATTATATGACTAAAGAGAGAATTGTAGAATCAAATAGAAGCAACGCTAAAGACCATGCTTTAGAAAGATTAACTAAGACTGATACTAGAGATGTCAGACCAGTAGATCGTGATATAGAGGTAGTAAAGCTGCCTGATGGAAAAGAATTTGTAAGAACCGCCAGAACTTCTATAAGAAGACATGGACGCTTTGACCTGCCTAAAAAAACAGGTTTTTTAAGAAGATGGGTCTCTGCAAACCTTCCTAATGAGTTACAAAATGTAATTGATTTAGGATACAAACCCGCAACCAATGAAAACGGCACAGAGTATGCTCCAGTAAGAGGTGGCACGAATAAACTAGGTGAAACTTTTTCATTGTACCCAATGGAAATTTCTGAGGAAATGTATAAGAAAATTGAGAGAGATAATAAAGCCAAAATTCAAAATAAGAATAAAAACAGTTTAGAAAATATGTCTAATGATTTTGGTGATGGACTTACAACTTATGTGGGCAAAGATTTGTTAAAAACAATTAAACAATAAAAAATTTATGGCTAACGCTAATACTCCTGCTGGCTTAACGCCGCTAAAAAACTCTCCTTTCGTGGAGATTCCTAAAAACTACTACTATATCCCTTCAACCTATGCAACTGCATTGTTTATTGGCGATCCTGTAATAAAAACTGGCACTTCTAACACCGCTAATGTTCTTAGTGATGGTAGACAATTTGCCGCTGGTTCTTTACCAGAAATTAACAAAGCAACTGCTGGCGATACTAATAAAATCACAGGTGTTATTGTTGGTTTCTTGGCTAATCCAAGCAATTTGACTTTAAATTACAACACAGCTTCGACTGAAAGAGTTGCTATTGTTGCTGACAGCCCACTTCAAGAGTTCATGATTCAAGAAGAAACTGCTGGTACTGCTTTAGCTGCAACTTCTGTTGGTTTAAACGCCAATGTCGTATTTGCTGAATCTGGCTCAACTGCAACTGGTCTTTCTGGTGTAGAATTAGATACTTCAACCCCTGCAACTGACGCAACTTTTCAACTTAAAATATTACGCTTACTTGATGCTCCTGAAAATAGTGTTGGTCAACATGCTAAATGGCGTGTTAAAATCAATAACCACACAGAAGCAAATATCGTTGCTGGTATATAATATTAATTTAAAATAAAATAAAACAATGTCTATTATTGTAACAGGTACTATCTCTACAGCCTTAAAGCCGGGAATTACTACTTATTGGGGTTCGTATACCGAAGACGATTTATTAGCTGCAAAATTGGTTAAAATGCAAACAACTGATGAGCAGTTTGATAGAGATGTCTTGGTAAGCCCTTTTGGTCTATTCAACACTAAAAACGAAGGTGCTGGTGTTGATTATGATTCAATGACTCAAGGTTATGTGTCAACTTATAACCAAAGAACTCGCGCCTTAGGTTTCCAAGTTTCTTGGGAAGCTAAAACATTTAGTAAATACTTTGATGTAATTGCTAAAGGTAACGAATATTTGGCTAAATCACTTCGTGAAACTAAAGAAGTCGATGTTGCTAACTTGTTCAACAACGGTTTTGATAGTAACTACACTTTTGGAGATGGTAAGAAGTTCTTTGCTACTGATCATCCTTCTCGTGCAGGAAACTTCTCTAACACACTTTCAACTCCAGTTGACCTTTGTGAAGAAGCTTTGGAAGAGTTGTGTATCCAAATTGGTCTTGCTACTAATGACAGAGGAATTCAAGCTAAATTGAAACCTGTGTTGCTACAAGTGCCAGAAGCTTTAAAATTCGAGGCTGTTCGTATTTTGGAATCTCAACTTCGTGTTAATACTGCTAATAACGATGTTAACGCTATAAAAAACATGGGATTGTTTGCACAAGGAATTGTTGTGAATACTCACTTGACTTCTGATTCAGCTTACTTCATCAAAACTGATGCTCCTGAAGGTGCTAAAATGATTACCGCTGTTCAAGGTGAATTTAGCAACGATGGTTCTTTCGAGTCTGGTGACGAGAAATACAAAATGATGACTTCTTATGCAGTTGGACTTACTGACCCTCGTGGTTACTATGCTTCTGAAGGAATCTAATTTTTACTAACTATTGTCCTATTGGGTAAAAGGGGGTGCAATTCCCCCTACAATTAAATTCATATATATATGCCAACTACAAATTTTACAAAGGGCGTTACTAACATTACCGCTCAAAACATTTTGGGACAAATGATCCAATTAGATCCAACCCAAATGCACACTTACTTCAACGATTTTGACGCTTACGCAGCAGCAGATTGGACTGTAACTGAAACTCAAGCTGGCGCAACTCAAGCTCTAACTAATGTTGATGGCGGCGTTCTTTTGCTTACTAACTCAGCAGCAGATGATGATTTAAACGCTTTGCAAAAAGTCGGAGAATCATTTAAGTTTGAAGCAGGCAAAAAACTATTCTTTAAAGCTAGACTTGCCGTTTCTGATGCAACTCAATCTGATTTTGTAGTTGGTCTTCAAATTACCGATGCAACTCCTTTAGCAGTAACTGATGGCGTTTATTTCAGAAAAGACGACGGAGATGCTAACTTAGATTTCGTTGTTGTAAAAGATTCAACTGCATCGACTGCAACCGCAATTACTACTGTTGTAGCTGCAACTTACATTACTGTTGGTTTCTACTATAATGGCGTTGACGAAGTTGTTTATGCTGCTTCAACTAATAGCTTAAATCCAACTGTTTTAGGCAAATTGGCAACTACTAATCTTCCTAATGATGAAGAATTAACTATCTCTTTTGGTATTCAAAACGGCGAAGCGGTAGCTAAAACTTTGTCTGTTGATTACATCTTTGTAGCTAAAGAAAGATAAATATTAGGAGCAATTATGCGTAGAATAGAAATAGACATGGATTTAGCCGATGTTGATGATGATGGAGTTTTTCAGAATCAAACATTAGGCGGAGCTGGCAACTTTACTCTTAACGGGGCTGGAGTTGTTAGTGGCGAATGGGTTACACCAGACCTATTTGCTAAACAAATTGGCTTTACATCAACTGGAAATATTTCAGGAGTGAATTTTACTGTTTCTGGTTATCAAGACAAAAATAAAACAATTCCTATTACTGAAACTAATATTGCTGGACCTAACAACAACACCGTAGAAACAGCGAATTATTTCTATTCAATTCAGAGTGTTTCTGCAAGTGGAGCTGTTGGTACTAATACTAAAGCTGGACCAGTTGACGAAGCTATTTCTCAAATAATTCCTATTAAAAGAAGTTATTCTGACAGAAGCGAGCGACAAGTTGGCTTGACTTTTATTGTAACTGGAACTATCGATTATACTGTCCAACAAACTAATGACGATGTTCAAAGTTTGACTGACAGAACTTTTAATTGGTTAGATAGCGATGATTCTGCTGTTGTTGGAGCTACAGCTTCAAAAAACAGTAATTACATTGCACTTCCACAAGCAATGAGAGTTAAAATTAACTCTTACTCTTCTGGAGCGGCTTTATTAATTCAAGTGAACTAATTATGGATTACCGAGTAATATGTGACAGGACGGGATTTAAAAAATGGCGTTCAGAATGTCAATATGAATGGGACGGCAAATTAGTTTGGAAAAAGGTCTGGAGGAGAAGACAGCCCCAAGATACTGGGATTGTCTATCCTCCAGCCCAAAGAATTCCCGATTCAAGACCAGAAACAACAGATACTTTTATTAATGTTGCAATACCTGATTACGATTAAAAAAATTATTAAGGAGGATAGAAAAATATGAAAAAATGTGGAACTAAAAAAAGTGAAACTAAAAAAGGCGGCAAGAAAAAATAAT